ATTGATAATCTCTTTGTTGTATTTATTAGAGATGTTATTAGCACCCTCTTGCAACTTGAAATCTTCATTAGCAGCAACTGAACCTTCAATAGTATCTTTAATACCAGTGAATGCGTTAACTGCATCATCTTTTACGGATACGACAGCATCTTTTACGAAGTTGCCAACACCGCCAGCGACATCACCTGCTTTGTCCAGGAATGACTTGCTGTTCTGTTCGTCTTCAGCTTTTGCTGCAGCCAAGAGTTCTTCTTGCCTTTTGCGTTTTCGCTCATCTTCTTGTTCAGCTTTGGTAGGCTGCATGTCTTGCTGGTGTTTAGCAAAGCCTTTAACAAAGTCGTTTAAGTCATCTTCATATAGTGCCATAATTTATCTCCTATCCGTAGTAATACGACTTCCAGCTGCCTTCGTTTTTCTGTCCAGCACCAGCACCTGTGTACTTCCAGAACTCAGTAGCGAATTGACCTACGTCACCGCCTGCTTGTCTGTATAAGTCACGAGCAATCTGGAATGTTGATGGGCTAACGTAACCGTCACCACCAAGTCCTGTCGATATTACTGAAAGAGCTGCTTGTTGTGGGCTTACTGCTTTAGGAGCACTAGCTGCACGAGCTGCTGCTGCATTAGCATTTTCGTTTGCACGTTGTTTAGCATTTTCAGAGGCTGTGAAATCACGCTCTAATCTTGCTGCTTCTGCTGCTGCTTCTTGAGCTGCTTGCTGTAAGTTCCATTGATTTAATGAGCCTACTTGTGTTTCACGAGAACCGAATGCCTTGTTACGAACATCAGTATCAAGTGCAGCGTTTTGACCTTCTAAGGTAAGAATATCTTCTTGCTGTTTTGCCTTAGCTGCTTGTTTACCTGGCAGATACTTCGTTGACAGATAGTCAGCTTGTTCTGTAATAGGTATGCCACCAAAGGCTGTGCCTTTTCCTGTGGCTTGGTCATTTATTTGATTGAAACCCTGGGTCTTACTAGCATCTAGTGCAAGCTCACTTGCCTTGTAAGTCTCATTAGTATTAGCAATCGCTTTACCAATGACCTCACGCTGTCCAGTATAACCAGGCTGCAACTCAGCCATAATTTGGTCGAGAGTTTGCACTGTTGGTGCTGTAGCCATTATTTTTCCTCTTGTTTTATTCTGTGGTGTATTATATCACACTTTAATGTATTTGTCAATACCTAAGCTATTGCTAGTGGTGGGTATGGGAATAGTTGTCTATCTTTAGGGTATAAGTACGAATCTGCGTTTGTATCGAACTGGTATGTGTAACTTCGTAATGCACTGAATGCACCAGGAAGAACAGTAGTCAGAACAAATGAATCGTCATAACCTGTATAGTTTTCTGTAGAACCGTTATAGATAACTGAATCGTAGTAAACGTATTTACCTGCAGGAGAGCCACCGCCACCCATTCCACCAGGAACATACCTAGTAGGGTTAGCGATTTCCCAATATACTGCAGATGCTGGTAATGCTTCTGAACGTGGTGTCAGTGTAACAGTTCCAGCCATCCATCTGATAGCAGTCCTAATAACTAGGTATCCGCTACTGTGTGCGAAATATGTGTGGTTATATACAGCCCAGTTTGAGCCATCATGGAAATAAGTTCCAGAGTCTTTCACCTCTTCTTTAGAACTGTTATTCCTGACAAACATCTGAATCTTACCGCTGAATCCTTGTGTGTCTGCTAGAATCTCTGCAAGACCTGGAATCCAGATAAAGATGTCAGATGTATAACCAATGTTAGTGCTTGTGAGGCTAAGAGTACCACTTCTACGAATCGAGTTCGGAGTAAGAGTAGCACTGCCAGAGTTGACAATCTTCCACATCTTCCAGTCGGAAGACATAACAAGTTCGTCTTGTGAGGCAGTATCTACATCATCACCGTCACCACTAACTCGAATTGCGTATGTACCGTCTTCTTGTCTACCAAGAACTATGCGGTCATTGCCATCTTCGTCAGTGATAACTTTTCGCCTATCCTGACTTTGAATCTGATTGAAGTTCTGGTTGAGAGCGTTAATCAGTGTAGACATGTCCATTTGGGGACTTAGTTTTATGTAAGACGGTTGAGACATTTTAGCTTACTCGCTTCCAGACGTATCCAACGATGTAAGGTGGTAAGTTTCCACCATCGCCAGTACCAGCTGTACCTGTACCAGTAGAAGATGCAGTTGCAGTTCCACCAGAGTTAGAGTACGGATAACCCATGAATGAACCAGGGTTAGCTGCTGCACCACTACGACTCTCTGGGAGTGAGTGATTGTGTGACTGTAGTTCTTTATGACCACCAGTCTTTTCAGCTGCGTTGAACTCGGTAACAGTACCATCGTAACCAGCGACAAAGCGACCAGCTACTGCAGTCCATACACCGAATCCTAGCAATGTTGCTGGGTCAGTGTCATCAGTAAAGTTGACATACATTGAACCTACTGGGTAGAGTGATTCATATACTTCAGCTTTTAGTTTTTCTTTTGAGATGCCATCATCTTCGAGGTTTACGTCTCCGATGTTGCCATTTAATTGTGCGATAATCAGGGCGAATCGCTCGTTGAAGACGTTCGCTGTGACAGGAGTTCCGTCTTCCAGATTTTCATAAGTAATCAGACCCATTGTTATATCCTTTTAGTCTTGTACGAGAATTGTGCTCCAACTAGAGCGACTCGGTTATTTACTGCCTTACGGCTTACTCTTATTTGCCAATAGTTACCATATCCAGAGAATCGTAAACGATGCATCTTGAAACTGGTTTGACCACCGAACAGCAATCCATCACCGAAGTCATGGTCAGTTCCTAACACTCCACCTTCGACAGTAAGTTGTACTATCTTAGTTCTAGGAGAGTTTTGGAAGTCTCTGTCAAGTGACACTGTTAGTGGGAATGAGCTATCTACACCCTGAATCAGAGGGAAGAACTTTTTAATTCTCTTCTTCTGAGCAGGAGACTTTAATGCAGTGTAGTTAAACCTGTATTCGAAGTCGATAGGCATTCCTAGATGATTGTACTGAGTCTCGGCAATGTACATAGTTGGTACTAGAGAGCTTACTTCAATCAGTTGGTCATCATCGTCATCATCACCGTAAGGGATTGATTGCTCAACCCAGGTGTCAGTATCGTACTGTAGTTCCTCTAAACCTTCGTGGTAAATGAGGCAGGCGTTATTCTGTGCAGAAGCATTCTCTTGAATGTAGAATCTGACTTGGTTACGCCATACAGATACTGTTACGTCCCCACGGTTTGTGAGTCCTCTAAACAGTGGTTCGACAAGTTCACTAATTTTCTTATCGTTTGTTCCATCGAACTGATAGAATCCATCTTTACCGACAAAGTACATAAAGTTCTTTGTGACTGCGACAGATTTCTTAGATACAGCTCCACCGAATCCTGTGGACTCTCGAAGTGTATAGCTACCAGTATCGTATCCCGAGAAGACATACTTACCATCTTGTGTGAAGATAAATAGTGAGTCCTGGAATGATTGAATACTCGTGATAGGTGAACCAGTATATGGTCGAGGTGCGTATTGGAATGACGTACTCTTCCATTCGTTATACCACTGTGAGCTTGCAGTTGTTGCAGTTTGTGCTCCAGTCAGTGGGTTAGTCGTAGCAGTTGGATTACCAGGAGCTTCAGACCATACGAACTTGTTTTTGTTTGCAGCACTAACACCGAATAGTCGGTCTTTGTGGTATACAACTTGTGATAGGATTTCTAGTTCAGCATCAGTGATGTATCCGAATCCAGTATCTTTAATCACAATATCGTCAACGTACAGGTGAGCTGCACCGTTAGCAGCACTGAAGAATAAGTATGTCATGTCTTCTGTGGCTGTGTAAGTAATATCTACTTGCTGCCAGCTAGTTGTCGCTGCTAGTGTAGTGCCAATCTGAGTCTCTGTTCCGCTTAGGAATGTGAGAGCATTTGATAGGTCTGCAGTCGTACCCTTTAGAGTAACGTTAGCTGCATTAGTAACCTTAGCCCAGTAAGTGATGTGATAGGTGTGGTTTTTAACAATCGGAATTGCTGCGTAACCAGACATCAAAGCACCTGCGTTGGCTATGTCCATTGAAGCTGCACCACTATGGAATTGTCCAGTAGTTCGTGTAACTGTTGTGTTTGTTTGAGATGCGACCTTAGCCCATCCTGTGATGTTTGTTTCGAATAAACCGTTTGCAACTAGTGTTGAGTTAGTAGCTTCGAGAGTTCCGTCCCATGTGGATAGTTCATCATAGCCATTAGCCCAGAATAGTTTGTCATCGGCATCTGTGAATGAATAGTAATCAGCACTAGCACTAAGTCCAGTTTTGATACTTACTAAGGCGTGAGTTGTCTCATCTACCCTGTACATTGTTGTACCAATTACAACGATAGTAAGGTTATCACCACCGTCACGACTCCAGCGGTAGACACCACGTATCGTAGCTTCTGCAGTAGTGTATAGCTTATAGTTTATGCTAAACGTTTGTACGACAGGGCTTGTGACACCAGTATTCGATATATATGCTAAAGTAGTATTCGTAGTAGTAGATACCGTGTAACCATCAACACCATCATCCTGTACACGTAGTACAATCCAATATGTATTAGTGGCTGTCAGCTTTGGAGCTTGCACGAACCTAGCAGTTATATAATCTGCAGATACGGCAATGTCACCATTTTCGTAACTAGAGGTTGCCAATCGTCTGTGAGGTTGTCCAGCATTATCAGACCAAAGTTCGACAATGATTGCACCTCTACCAGCACCAGGGTTAGCCAGTTTTATTTCAAGTTTCGTAACTCGGTTACTGTCTGCTGCAACAAACTTCTGTAGTACGTTATTAAGCGTAACACCGATAGCTTGTGTACTTGCACCAGTTACAGATTCCTGAGATACTGTTTTTGTTTCTGCGAGTGGATGTAGATAAAAACCTGAACCCTTACGATTCGAGACTGCAACCTGTCGGTCATCAGACTGTTGTGCATAAAGGCGAAAGTTCTTAGCGTACGGAGTTCGACCAGATTTCATCAAGTCAACAGGTGAGACCATATCTAGTCCCAACATATCTAATTGTAGAAACTGAGCGAGTGTAGAGGCTCGTGGGGGTTTACTCTGTCCTCTACTACCGAAATCGTACGCTGGCATCTTATCGTCTCCTTAGTTTGATTTGCTGGTTAGCCATCTTTATAGAGCCAGGACTAATCCTACCACCATATCGAGTTACCAATAAATCGAGATTTTTGTTATATTCTATTTCAACGTAAGCTGCTTGGTCGAAGTCTTCGTTAAACTTGAGACATCGAATGTATGCACCGAGCACAAGCAATTCTGAAAACTCTTCTGGAATCTCAGGAACTTGCGTACCAGTAGTAAGAACTATTGGTTTCTTGATGTAATACATCGTGAGCGTCTGCTCGTCTTCCTGTGGACAGTTAAGTATGATGTTTCCAGCATACGAAGTCCAGTTTGATACGTCACCTGCAGTGTTGCTGCTAGGGCTTGGGTAGGTATCCAAGAACTCACGCCATGGCATGTATTTCTTGCTTATGTCTTGTATATCAGTACCATTCGTTAGAATAGCTCTCTGTAGCAAGGCTAGGTCATCTGGAACGCTGAACATCGTAGAGCTTGCTGGTAGTGTACCTGCAAAGATTTTCTCTTGGAAGGTCAGTTCAAACTGGTTGAAGATGTCCCTCTGAGCGTCATTCACGAATCGTGTGATAACACCAGTGTCGAACTCGTCATCATCAAGTTTGTCAACTTTGACTCGCTGAACGATGGCTTGTAGGGTATAATCCATTATATTTCCTCGTATTCCCCATTATTGTTATTCTGTTTAGTGTAAACGCCTTCGCTATCAGTATCTTCAGTCAGTGTTCCCGACTCTATATTATCAAGTTTGTAATTTCCACTATTTATGTCATTTTCTGTGAAAGAGCCACTAGAACCCACCTTTGATACCAAAAATCCATTATCTGGATTAACGACAGGGGCGAGATTTCCAAAGTGACCATTATTCAGTGGCACTGTTCCTGCATCTGAGCTATACTCACCACCCATAGCACCATCAGAACCATAATCCTTGATATATACACCGCCATCGAACCAGTAGACTTGCGTCATATCCAGGTTAGGAGATGCAACAAGTATGAATCCATTGTCGGTAACAATCGTATGTTTCTGTGTGATACTAACGAAATTATCTATCAGTGTGTGTATGCTATCCAGACCCATGATGTACAGGTTCTGCGGTAGTTCAGTGTTTATAACACCAAACTGTGCGTAACCGAATCCATCTACAGCACCGAAACCACCACCGAACCCGAATGGTTCTATACTTAGTAGACCAGCGAGAGTAGTAGATGTTAGGCTGTGTGTTGTATTTCCTACAACAAGCAACTGTTTCTGTGTTAGTGTTAGGTTTGGAACGGTATGACCATGCAAAGTGTCCTCAACTACTAAGTAGAAGTGAACAACTATTGCTAAGTTACCGTCTGCGGTGTGACCGTGTAGAGCGTTTGCTACAGCTAGTAGTTTGTGTTCTACTAAATCTAGGTTATCGCTCGTTAGGCTATGTGTTGTATTCTCTACAACAATAGTATGCTTCTGTGTAAGGTCTATTGTCGTTGACGTAAGACCATGGAACGCATCATTTACTCCAAGTACCTGTTCAGATGTAATCGCTATGTTCTCACTCATTAGAGTGTGTATAGCATTATCTACAGATAGAAGGTGTTTTTGTGTTAGCGTTATATTCTCAGATGTAAGCCCATGAAGGGTATCTGCTATAACGATTGTATGTTTTTGTGTTAGTGTAACGTTGTCAGAAGAAAGTTGGTGGCTGGACGGTACAACTGATAGTACACCAGATGATGGCAGTCCAGATATACCAAGATACAGCTGACCTAAGTAGTAGCCACCAAGCATATTTTATCTCCTAAGCTGTTCTTTGCCATATATATTTGACTATGTACGGCTGTAGGTTATTATGAGAACCACCAGTACCAGCATTACCAGTACCAGTGCTACTTGCTGTAGCTCCACCAGCGGTGTTTGTATAACCACCCATGAACCATTGTCCAGGGTTTCCCAGGACTCCAGAGTTACGACCTTCTGGCAGTGGGTGACTGTGTGTTGGTATCTGAGATGTTGTAAGTGTTACAGTTTCAGCACCACCCGTGGCATCTAGTGTAGCGAATGTACCAGATGAACCTTTACCGACAATTACCTTGTCCGTGATTGCTGTCCAAGTACCAAAGCCATAGAGAGTTCCAGGGTTTGTACTTACGCCTAGTGTTACGACAGTTCCAACTGGCATTAAAGCTGCTTTTGCTGCTGTAATAGCTGCATCAACGTATGCTTTAATACTCTGTTGAGAAGCGACTTTTGTTGCAGAATCAGATGACATTGTATCTTCATCTAGGAAGTAACCATTGCCAGCTAATGTAGTATCTGCATTCATGGTTGCACCAGCAGCGTCTACGTTAGTAGCATCTGTTACATCTGCTGCAGCCTCTATACCATCAAGTTTTGTTTTTAGTGTGCTAGTGAAAGCCTTGTTGGTAGTTCCATCGGTGAGGTCATCGAACGTATCTGGTATATCTCCGAGGAAAAGTGAGTTACTAATCCTCCAACCAGCTTCGATACTCTGTGCTGAAGTATCACCTTCTGCTCTATCTATAGTAAAAGTATCTGTTGATTTTGCACTTACTAGTAGTTTTTCAGCATTATCAAGAGTTGGAAACTCACTTGCTGGATGTACCGTCACGTAAAACGGTGCTGCAGGGAATCTTGCTCCATGTCCAGATTGGACTACTAGAGAAGTTCCGCTATCTGCAGGACTTGGGGCTGTAAGAACTGTGCTAGTTCCGTAATCTTTTAAGTTACTCATTAGGCAGTCCTTTCCCAGACGTATTTAACGATATATGGCTGTAAGTTATTGTGAGCCTGACCGCCACCTTCATTATTTGTGAATGCGTTAGTACCGAAGTTACCGTTAGCAGGATAAACGTTGTTACCACTACCACCAGAAGAACCTTCGACAATGCCGTGAGAGTGAGCAGGTATTTGTGCTGTAGTAAGAGTTACTGTCTTAGCACCACCAGTTTCGTTCAGCGTATCAAACTCTGTATCAGAACCCGATATACCAACGATTACTTTACCAGCTATTGCTGTCCATGTTCCGAAACCGTATAGTGTAGCAGGGTTAGTGCTAACACCAAGGGTAACAACGAAACCGACAGGCATCATGGCTGCTAGTGCTGCAGCGACTGCCGAAGTTTGCAAGTCATCGAAGTCTTCTTTGTAGATTCCAATAGCAACTAGGTCGCCATAATCGAAATCAAGTGCTGTAGTTCCCTTTTGTGCTCGAGTAATAGTGAAATCATCAGTTGACTTTGCAGTTACCAATACTATTTCACTGTTAATCTTGCGAGACCACTTATTTTTTGGGCTTATTGTTAGGTAGAATGGAGCTGCAGGGAATAGTGCTCCGTCACCTGTATAGACCGATAGTGAAGTGTCAGTATCGCTAAGTGGGGCGAACAATACACTGTTAGCGAGGTTTGCCTTATTAGCCATCTTTTACTCCTAACTAGGGTCACTTACTTCAATTTTCCATGCAGGGACTGTGACTGTGTTACCGCTAGTAAGAACCTGTGAAGTACAAGTAGTTACATAGAGTAGGTCAGTTCCGTCACAAATTGCAACGTGTGTAGCAGTACCGTTAGAGTCAACTGGGACATCGGTTTGCTGTGCAATAGTTACTTTACGACCAGATGTATCACCATTAGCTTTTGCGAAATCACCAGAATCGGTGACAACATCAGCAAGTTTATATGTTGATACTGCTTCAGTGCGGTCAGTCGGTTGTGCCGAGCATACTGTTAATACAGTACCAGTGGCAACTTTATCTAGCAATGCGTCTAGCACTGCATCAGATGCAAACTTAGACATTATTTGCTCCTATGTTTATAATTTGTATATTATGTTTTTAGCTATTAAACATAAAAAAAAGGATAGGCAGATAATTCTACCTACCCTCTTAGTAGTTTGTTATTCAGTTAACCCTAGGGTTAGGCTGAAGTAACTGGTCGTGTGATTTTAACGATGTGGTCAGCACGAAGGACTTTTACGCCCCAGAGCTGTGCACCAGCGATAAAGTCAATACCGTTAACTTTGTCTCGGTCAGATTCAAAGCTAGGAACAGATTGCATTGCTGCAATAACTGCACTCTTGTGGAACATCAAGAAGTTGTACTTGCTGTCAGCAGTTGTAACTGCATTCGAGACGTAAACTTTCATTCCGTAGATTTCACCAACGATACCTACTTGACCTTTAACGTGTCCAGCTTCACCAGTTTCTTTGAAAGCGGTAAACTCTGGAACTTGTCGCAAGTCGCCAAGACCGTAGCCGTTAACAACGATTGCACGACCATCTAGTGGTACGTTAGCAGCGTCAAGAACAGCAGCAGCATTAACAACATCAGCGAAGGCTAGAGTTGTGTTAGTGTTTCCTGTAACAGTGACGGTAGAACCAGCACCAGCTACAGCTTTTCGCATTACTTCTTCATCCAAAGCACGGTCAAGGTAGCGACCAAGGCGTTGTGTGTAAGGAGCACGGAACTCGTATGCAGACTGAGCTTTAAGCACATCCTGTACACCAAGAACCTTACGAATATATCGGTCAATGAGCAAGTCAACTTGGTCAGTGTCGAGACCATCAATGGTTAGACCAGAGACAGCGGAGTTAACTGAAGTGTCATCAGTAATTTCGTCCAGGAAGTTAAGGTGAAGTGTATCACCCTTCGCAGAGATTTCACTAGAAAGACGACCATCAATTAAAGCCCACATGACAAGGTTGTTGACACGGTTCTCTTGAATCTCTTTCGCCCATAGTTCAGGTACGTTAAGAGCTTCATCACCAGAACCGCTAACAGCACCAGTGCCGATAGTTGGGGTTACATAATTAGGCATTTATTTATCCTTTAAGATTGTATATTTTTCTATTGTTTTTTCATAGCAGCATCAACTAAAGCACGGTGTTCAGCATTACTTGGGTCGTATTCATTACGAATCCAGTCTGAAGTGACTTTAATTGGGGTTGCAGGTTTTGAGCTAGTGGCATTTGCACCACCTGCCGAAGCAGTTAAGCTCTGGTTCATAGACGTACGCTCTTCTCGTCTGGCAGCTTCTGCAGCAGCACTGGTATCAGCAGGCTTGCTTAGTTGAGCTAGACCATATAGGGTAGGCAAATCATTTAATAGTGCACGAGCATAGTCGTCACCGAACTCTTTACGCTTATCAGCAACGATTTGAGCCATTACTGGTTCTAGTGTTGCGTCCTTGCCTTGAAGAAAGGTGGCTTTTTTGCCTGTGAACTCCATGTTTGCTACTTTAGCAGCTAGTTTTTGGACATCTGTTGCGTCATCACCAAGTTCTGTCAACGTAGTCGAAGTTTCTTCTAGTTTAGGTTGAGCTGATTTGGTTTTGTCGAAGGCAGATTTATTGTCTCTAGCCATCTTGAGAAGGCTTCTTTCACGGTCTGATAATTCAGAGAGGTCATTGATACCTTGACCTTTTGCGAAAGATGCGAGAGCTGCGTCATCATCTGCTGCTCCATTAGTTGTTGCAGTAGATTCTGTAGACGCTGTAGCAGGGGCAGTTGTTGCTCCTGTTTCCGTTGATGCTTGCGAATCCGCTGACGGGTTAGTAGGGTTAGCTGTACTCGAGTTGTCGGCAGCTGACGTATCTACCACTTGTTCAGTAGTGGTTTCTGACATTGTTAGGATACTCCTTTGTATTCTATTTCTTTGTCACTGAGTCAATGTATTGCTCAATGTACGAAAGTATTATATCACATCCTCGAGCATTTTGCAAGAGGGAATGACTCTTTTCGATGGTTAATATGATTTCTTCCCCTTCTTTTACTGGAGAAGGCATTACCATTTCTTTTGCATAGGTAGTGAGCATCTCGCTAGTGGAGTGCCCATACTGCATTAAATCTTTGAAAGCAGCGGTATGAGAGAACTCGAGCCATTGTTTACCAATAGCCCGTTCGTTCTCCGCATTAGCTTTCGCTATTTTGTCGAGTTTTTCTATGTTCTTAGGTTCTACGTTTTTACTCATATTACTTTCCTGGGGTTACGCTAGTCTTCATTTTAGTGCCAGTTTGAGCAGCTCTAGTTCTAGGGTTGTTACCCTGACCAGTTCCCTTGCCACCGCCACCTTGTGTGCCACTTTGGGTTGCACGACCACGACTTGTATTACCGAATGATTCACCACCACCGTTAACTAGAGCTTCCCTACCACCAGGCATTACTGCCGTGTCGGGGTTCTGTGTTAGTGATGGGTCTACTGCAGTTCCGTCACCACCCATTACTGGAGGAGCTGGAGGAGTCAATAGTTCATCAATGTCATCTTTTGGAGCATCTGGGAATATAGCAACAAATATCTTACGCAATAGGGCTTCTTGATTAACCATTGGGTTATTCATACCGAATTGAGCAGCTACCTGTACCGCCTGTGCCATCTGTTCTGCTTCAGCCTTGGCTGTTGCTTCTAGGATAACTCGAGGCTGGTATTCGCCTGTATACTTCTTAGGGTCGTAGTCTTTCCAGCTTGTGCCAGTCTTACCTATAACACGTACAGCAATCTCTTTAGTAACAAAGATTTGAATCATCTTGTATATAATCCTTGCAAGTTGTGCAAAGCCTTCATCTTCAAGGTTCTGAATCTTGGTCGTAAATCGTGTACTTGCTTGGTTAAGCTGTGCTGCAATTTCTGTTGCAGTTGTTCGTGAGAACTTCTGAGCTACACCCTGGACAGCAGCATCTGCAGCCGAAGCTGTACGCATTGCTTGTGTCAGGCGTGAGATTTCAGTATCTGCAGCTGGACTCATGTCTTGTTTTTCAATAGCTGTCAGAGCACCCTTTGGAATTGGGAACACTGCACCAGGCATTGATTCGATTTGCTCTGCAAGATGTTTGAATCGAGGGTCGATTTGCCACATGTTATTTAGAGCGTATGCAAGGTTGTCTCGCTTCTGAGAGCTTGTATCGTTAAGAGCTTCCTGCATAGGGATAAGCACTTCAACGTCTCCACGTGCGAAGAATAGGTTAGAGTCTGTGTAGTTTCGCAGGATAGCAAATGGCAAGAAGCCTTGAATCGCTGGGATAACTGTCTTAGTCTCTACTGGGTTACCGTCAACGAGTGCAACACCCTTGACAGTTTTTTCTGCACGTTGGAATGGATTGTCGCCTTCGAAGATAATAACACTTCGGTTTGCGATAACAATCTTTTTCTTAGCAGTGAAATATTCAATGATTTCAACTTGATGTTTAGCAGCATCTTTACCAAGTGTTGAACCTAGCAATTGCTCCTTACGAGTCTTGTCATCGGCATCACCTAGAGTACCTTCAGTAACTAAGTCAAGATTCTTGTACATATCGACTGCTTCACCAGTTTCGACATCAATCATCTTCTTAGCCTTTAGTTGCTCTATACTAGTAAGGTAACGATAACCAGCGTATTTAGCATAGCCACGTTCCTCTGGACGGTTAATGTGGGTAGCAGTCGGGTCTACAAAGAAATCCGATAGTGGGATGTGATGCACGAGTGGCATACCATTTTCCCAGCTTACCATGAACACACCGTTACCGTAGATAATCATATCACCTACCCAGTTGAGCATCTTTTCTGTCATGTTGTTGCATGACCAGTAGTAATCTACCAAAGCATTTAATACTTCAGTGTCTTGCTCCTGCTCCTCATCGAGAGGCATATATTTGAACTTAGGTTTTGAACCTGCGATTGCAGCCTTCAACGATTCAACGATTGAGAAGATTTCTGGAATGAAGTCATCTGCTACACCTGAGTAGCCTCGTCTTGTTCGAATAGCGTTGTAAGCCTTAAAACAGTCTTCCCAAATCTCTTGGTAGTTTGTTTCAACGTACTTTCTGGCACGTTCGAAATCTGCCATAACTGAGCCTAGAAGCGGTTCGCCTCTTACTATGTCAGCATCGGTCAGCTTTGGAGTATCTGTATCTTTACTCATTATTTTTTAATTACCTTATGTTTAGATTTACGGTCAGAATGTTTCTTTGGTTTCGTGACCTGTAGTTTACTGGTGTCGTTATCGCCCCATGGGAACAGCTGGAACGCAATAGCCTTGGCTATAATCGTGTCATCATGTTCGCCTTCTTCAGCATTCATTCTACCACGTTCATCACGCACGAAAGCAAATGCCTCTTGGACAAATATCTCATCCTTCTCTTCATTGAGACCTTCTCGGATTACCCGAATCAAGTCGTCAATCATTAGTCGTTTGGTGCGAACATCAGTCTTCCAACCAAGGTTCGATGTTGGCTCTTCAAAGTCTTCATCATAGCCTCTATCACGCTTATATAGATTAGTATAGAAGGTATCTCGTAACTTCTGAACTGTTGTAAGTCCATGGTTGTTTACCTCTACACCTATAAGTGCGTAATTGTACAGTACACCGAGAGCACCGAGTATTTCCCCAAACCTGTCAGGGTCTACATGACCTCTCCATCGAGCCACAGTCTTCATTGTTGTAATTTCTACAACCTCAGCTACTGAATAGTCTCCTGTTTTTAGCCCTTCTGCAACGTCTCCACCTATAACATATTCTTTACCAGGGACTGGCATTTCGAATATTTTAAGTGGTGCTACATAGGTAAAATCGTCCACATTTTGGTCGTATGGAGTAGATTCTAGCACGAAATCTTCGTGTGCATCACCTGTAATTAGCTTGTAATAGTCGTATTCTGACTCTTCTGGACACTCTAGTTCCATCTCAGCTAGTTTCAGCACTGGGAATACGTTAGCACCAGAGGCAACAAAGGCTTCATTAGCTATACTTGGGTATTCCTGGTACATTCTGGCAGGGTCTGATGCAAAGTCTCTGGATTTACGCCTATAGAACTTAATCTTAGGTATCCAAGTCTCTTCTGGAACGTCATAATGGTCGCCAGACCAGGTGTCAAAGCCCTTTACGAATAGGTCAATCAAGAACTCTTCGTACTCAGTCAGTTCACCTACCTCTTCGTCATCATAATCTGCGTATTCATCAATCAACCACCAGGGGAAAAAGAACGGAATAAAGTTATTCAGCTTCTTCTCGGCATTTCGCCATTCCTTATGGAAGTAGTTTCCCTTACCTTTTGCAGTTGACTCTAGGAAAATAAAGGTCTTGGGTAAGAATGGAACAGTCTGCATAAGTGATGCAACGAGTTCCTCTCCATTTTCCCACTCACCAACCTCACTAGCGTGTAGGAACTGGATTGTGTCCGACCTACCTGCACTTGTGTTCTTAGCTGTGGCAGTTTTAATAACTGAACCAAGTCCAACCTGTTTACCAGACTCATCATATCGTTCGAATGAAAGGTCAGATTTAGTGTTGTATTTAATACTTGGTTTGAATATAGGGTTACTGTTGTCATAATACCTACGGAACATCATATAGAGGTTCTTTGCAGACTTCTCTTCGTGTCCGATAATGACTGCAGTTTGGTTCTTATTAGTCGAGTTCCACCAGTATCCAAGTGCCTCAATAGCAGTAGATAGCCCCATCTGTCGAGCCTTGAGTACAATAGCCCTAATAGGAATACCATTGGCAAGGCAGTAAATGACATAATCAATCAGTGCTTTTTGTGGCTTGTTAGGAACAAACTTGATGATTTCACCTGATTTGCTCCTAATCCATAGGTTGTTATCTGCATACCTATAGAAGTCGTTTTTGATGTCCAGTATCTTCTGGAGTTGCTCCTCCGATAACTGGTACTCATCCATCTTATTGAATCTCTTCTCGATATTTGATAAGTAACAGGTTAATCAGCTTGCTCTTGTTTTTAACATCCTTTAGGAACTCTAAGTTGTCGTCCCAGATGTAGAGCTGTACTTTATTTATCTGTGGCATCTAAGTTCTCCAGAGGGTTTAATCCCTTTTCTTTCATCTTCTCTTTAACTTCTTCAACCCTTGTGTAGAGTCGTTCTTTATACATTCGAATAGTCTTGTTGCGTTCAGCCTTTGGCATATCCATTCGGTCTAGGACTCGTTTGAGTTCTTTAATACCGAAGTTAAATGGCTGTCGCTTCCTGATTATTTCTTGCTTTTGTTCTTCGCTTGCTTCCATAGTTTCTTAATCTCTTTCTCTTCATCCGCTTCATTTGGTATGAATACGCTTTGTCCGTTAATCGTAAGATGTACCCCAAACTCGTTACCTTCCCAGTGGAAGTTATTGTTCTCTAGGTCATCTATAATGCTGAAACACAACTGTTGAAAGTATTCTTGGTTGTATATCATTCCTATTTTGTTTGGGTCATCCATTATTTCAAATCCTTCAATGCATCTTCGATATTTACATGTCCCACCAGTTGCTTCTGTACAAACATGCCCTGGTCGATGCCTAGCAGTTTGATAGCTTGTATACGGTCAGATGCCTTCTCGTATGTGGAACTGGCAATAGATGCCAATGCCTGCTTTAAGTGTTCTGGTTGTAGTTTCACTAGGTTATTAGCCTGTTGAATCCACTGTGGTGCTACATTGATTATACTCGATGCGTAGCTTTCTGAGTACCCAGCTTTTGTTGCAGCTAGATATGCATTACCCCAGGTTTCTTTTTCGCTAGGGTCAAGGTAGAATCTAAGGAACTCATTCTGCTGTGGAGAGTTAGTCCACTGATTAGCAGTGACACCCTTTTCTCCTTGCTTCCTGAGACCGAACTTCTTACCTCGCCTTGTGGTTTTCTTTACAACAGCTTTGGTTGTAGGTTCTTCCGCAGGCTCTATTATCAGGTCTTCTATTTCGCTCATATTGTGTATTATATCACATGTCGCCCGAAAAGTCAATAGTAATGTTGTAGAAAATACATACCCTTCCCCCCAGAATGTTTTGTTGTATCTGTTACAGCGAATCCATACCTTTTAGAAATATGGTGTTTGTGTATTTGCACTAATTACATACCCCGATGTATAATACACAACACGCCCACACTTGATTGCCCTACCCCACCCCACCTACTATATAATAAACATAAAAATAATCAAATAAAAACTATAAGCATTATAAAACACCTACCAACATACGCACTTGACATACATGCAACTATATGATGTAATATGATATAGCATAGTGCAGTAGCATAAGGGCTTTGACATACCATTAGCATGATGGTATAATATGTATCGGGGGATGGTGTACTATATTACATAACAGATTAGACAGCTATGCAAGAATGGTATAAACCCGTGTTTTTGACATCCATACCCAGTATAAAGTTATCCACAGTTAGTGTTGTAAATATTACACTATGCAAGCCTTGGGCGGTATGCTATTATATATACATAAGGTTGATAGATAATAACTATAACCTAACGGCTATCCGATAATCAAACAGGGTAATGACAATCAAAAAACAAACACATAAAAAAGGTTATAAAACAATGAAAATATTAAACCATATTATAGCAATAAGTCTAGGCGTTTACACGCTAAGAATGCTATTCACTATAGAGATATTCAGTCTATTAGATACTTGTATAATGCTTATTAGTATTGTATACTGTGTATACGTCTATATGGTATATTGGGACATAACCAAAAACTAGCAGGGGTGGGCGGGTTTGACATCTGTTAACAATTATGATATTGTTGTAATAAATACTGTAGTTGCTTATGGTATAAAGAATAGGCAAAAATTACAACATAAAATGGTTGACAAAATAGAATCCATCCTATATACTAGAAACAGTTAAGCAATAAAGCATAACAATAATAAGAAAGGCATAAGGCTATATATTATGAAACTATATACAATAAATGCAACACCAGAACAACATAAGTATACTATACAACAGAATAGGGATAATCACAAGTTATATCCTAGCAGGGTTGCCGAGGTTTTAGCACAACATAAAATTGACGGATTTACAATAGAACGTGTTGAGGGTTATTGGCAAGGTGTACCAGAGAAGAGCTACAAAATAAGCGTAGCGGTTGACGATGGTACAATACTTGACGAAGTTTGTGAATTATTGCGTGATATGTTTCAACAAGATGCGGTAATGCTAACAAGTCCAGATAATAGCGTAAAGTTTATATAATATAATGGGGATAAATACAATGAGAAAATACTTGACAATCGAAGAAGAAATTGCTCTAATATTAACTGTAGGAGGTGTAACACTATGAAAGTAACAAACTTGACAAGTCCACGAAGTGGTGGTAAGGTAGCTAATCAATTTAACGTAGAACATAATGGGGTTGACTATTTTCAGAGTTATGATACAGTAATTGCAAGATATAAGCCATTTTACCTTGAGGTAACAGAGGATTATAACTATAGCAATACAACATCTAAATACTTTAAGCAATGGTTAGAACAATGGGGTTATACTAGTAGTGAAGTTGACAAATTGAAGAAGTTATTGTCTGCTAGTGATGCCGAGGTTGAGTTAGAATGGGTACTTGACAATGGCAATAAATGTGATGTATATTATTGCAAGGCTGATTCGTTCAACTTGTAAATAATACAACAAGATTGGGGTTGACAATACGGTTAGCCCCATGGTAAGATAAGAGGGTAAACAAAAGAAAGGATAATATGACACAACAACAGATATTGCAGAAAATGCAAGAACATGGACTGGTAGAGTGGCGATATGTCAGAAATGATAGATTAACACAAACAGCAGGACGTTGCAAGTATTTTCAACAAACAATAGAATTGTCTGGATGGTTATTAGACCATAACACAGAAGAAGAGATAATGCAAACACTAGTACACGAGATAGCACACGCCTTGACAAGAGGGCATGGACATGATAGAGTATGGTCTGCAAAATGTCGAGAATTGGGCGGTACTGGTGAGGCGTATTATAACAGGGGACAGCGTAACGTTGTAAACCCGAACAAAGAACGAACACGTAGCAGTAAAACATATAGTGTATATTGTCAAGGATGTGGTTATGACTTTCCATTCTATACCAGAAAGCGGAAGAGTAACAACTTGACACACACTGGATGTGGTGGTAAAGTAATCTGTATTGAAAGGGGATAGTATGAAACATAATTGTCCGAATTGCAAATGTGAAGAACGTAGGTATATAACAATTACAGAGGATATGTCAATAGCTGATAGAATGAAAGTACAGCCAGCACTAGGTAGAGTACAAAAGTGCGATATTGGCAAGAGGGTGTATTTTGTGAATGGTTATCCACAGGCAGAAAGCCTTGCACAATTTAACAACAGAAAACTATTGACAAGCTAAAGTTGGTGTGATACACTGATAAGGTAAACATAACAAGAAAGGTAATAGCAATGGCAACAAGTAATTTTTATCAGGATGGTAATCACGGTCTGAATGTGATTGTGATACCAGACGAAGACGAAGATGGATTGGCAGTAGAAGACACACTTATCAACATAGTTGAGGAGTTGTCAAGTGCAGGATATAGTGTAGACAATGTAAAGAATTGGGTAGACACACCACGTAGTTTTGATACTGGACAACAATTTGCAGTATATAACAAGGATGGTAAGAATGTAGCACTGCTAGAACTTTGTGCAGGTTACTACTCAGGGGCAAATATCAACATTTACACTGGCAAGGTATTGAAAGAATTGCTAGACTATGACCACGAGGTGACAGTCAACAAGCGTGACGTAACACGAGTTGTAGATATTGTCAAGAACAATACTGAAAGTTTTAGAAGGACAGCAACATTTAGCAACGGTGAATCTATATATGAAAGGGGTGAATGATGGAAGATACAGTACGAAACTTTGCAATAGATTGGCAAGATTGGGCTAGTACACAGAGCTTGAGTTATGGTGAACTAGCAGAATGGACAGGGGCTATTGAACAACTAGCAAAAGCAACAGGTAGCAGTGAGTTAATTGAAGAACTAAAGGAGAATGGTATACTATGAGTTACATCAAAAAAACTACACTAGAGGACTTTGACGAAGCGTGGAGATATGGGGCAACATTGACACTGGATGAGCTAGAGACGTGGGACAAGCTGATTAACAAGCTGATTAAAGACCAAGGGGAAGACAGCGAAGTTGTAAAGCACGTAATTAAAGTAAGGGACAACTATCTATGACAGTAGTAGCAGCACCAGCAGAGGATGAGAATCACAGCAGGTTTAACGAAGACCACTATAGGAATTGTCAACCGTGTTATGAAGACCACCTTGACTTTATGCAAGAATGTGAAATGGATGCACGTATGGACGAAGCATCAGAAAGGGAAGAATATGAAGAAGAAGATTAAGAAAGTATACAAGACACCAGAGGAAATTGCTGAAGAAAAACTATTTAAGGCACTAGAGGAAGCAGGGATGGCATGAGCAGAGAGTCAATCTATAAAGGTGTACTAGCGTTTAAGCTAGAGAACACCAAGTACATAGTCAGATATGTAAAGGGGAATGAAGAGCTACTATCCAGATTGCGTAAAGCAGGTAAAAGTGGTATAGAAGCAGAAGCGTTTCAATGGGCTGAAGAGCACAACAACGAGTTCGGTAATAGGTTCGAGACAGAACTGTACGATGTGTTCTGGGAAAAGGTCTGGTATGGTATTAGAGCCAAACAATAATAAGACCCATATCTTGATTTTGTTAGCAGGATTGTTGATGGTTTTATGGGTAGTGTATGCAAGATTGTATATTCTACAACGATAATAGGCTTGACTTTCGCAACCAAGTTTGATATAATACCAACATGATAAATAGGGGAAAGACTATTTTGATGGAGTATATATCTAGCGAAAGCGGAGAAGGTGCAACCCCTTCAATGGTAGAACACACAGAGTGGACTGGTAATACTAGCTCGGGCGTAAGGTCGAATGCGGTAGTCGAAATACTGAGATATATATTTAGAGGACTCAAGGGGAACTCTAGGTGTTGATGATACGAAGTCGTAACGATGGGTAATACATTAACTCTCTCCTACTTCACTCAGAAGTATGCAATCGTAACTCGGTTGTACTGGGGGATAGTAGGGGGGAGTGTATCCAAAACTCAGAGCGTTCAATAAGTAATAACCATCGTCACAGCGTGGCGGTACAGGGGTAATATGACAGAACAATGGAAATCACCAAGAAAAATTGAAGAAGAAGTAAAAGAGTATAGAGAAAAACGTTTTGAAGATTATATGCAAATGGTCGATAGAGGAGAACTTACCAGAGAATTAGCATTTACTGCACTCAGGGAGGAGATTGAACATAGCGATGAAGTCACTAGACGATTATCCGATGCACTTTGAAGACATAGCAACTAAAAAGAAATTAAGAAAGAAGGATTTGAAAATGGAAAGTAAAGCACCGACAAAGAAATCAACTAATAAAGTTGACAAAACTAAAAATACATTGAGTATTTACACATACCTAAACTTTAAGCGATTTGGTCTAGCAGTAGCTATTGACAATGGCATTAAAATTACGGTATTATGGTTCGAGACACACATTAAGTTCGAAAAGAAATAAGGGGGATATATGAAGCCGATTGAAGTACGAAACAGTTACGGAAGTAATGGGTTCGAAGATTTAGGTGAATTAGTCATTGACTTTGACGAAAGTGAAGCATACGAAGAGAACGAAACTAAGCTGTTCAAGAAGGGTACTAAATATACTCTGATTGCAGCGAATGGTTGTAGTTGTTGGGACGGAGACTGGGAAGGTTGGACTAACATTAGTAAACCAGAACTACGCAAATTAGGTGAATCATGGTCAAAAGACTGGGGTAAGGCTGAACAAGCTATAGGTAATTGGATTAAAGATAACATATAAGGGGATATAATGGCAAGGAAAAAGAAAGAAGCATTAGTCGGACAGGGGAATCTCCTAGAAGGCACAATCGAAGGTCTTGATAAACTTGTCAGTAAACCCGAAGTATTAGAACATGACGGTCTGAAGGTTGTCAAGTTAATCATAGCACAGAAGGAACTAGATACCCCAAAATATGTTGAAACAGCATTGGGGATAGCACGTAAACTAGTACCAGATATTAAGAGTAAAGAGAAACCACCTTGGTTACAACAGGGGTGGCAAGTTCGGAGACGAAAGAAACAGGCAGGTATAGTATGAAATATCCAAGAGCTTTAGAGATAATGCTCGAGGGACATAACGTACTATTGACAGGTCAGGCAGGTTCTGGTAAAACTTGGACAATCAATGAGTTTGTTAAACAGGCAAAGAAGAAGCATAAGAAGATTGTTGTAACAGCTACAACAGGTCTAGCATCTTCACACATTGGCGGTCAAACAATACACAGTTGGTCTGGCATGGGTCTTGATGACCATCTACACGATGACTACATATATACTATGAGCGAGACTAGGAAGAAAGACATTCGTAAAACTGATATTCTTATCATAGATGAGATAAGCATGATGCACGATTACAATCTGGATATGGTTGATGAAGCCATGAGGCTTATACGTGAGAATGATAAGCCGTTTGGGGGGATTCAGATTATCCTAGTTGGAGACTTCTTTCAGTTACCACCTGTAAAACAGGGCGGTAGTGGAAACTTCGTAGTGTTTAGTAAAGTCTGGAAACGCATGAATGTCAAGGTATGTTACCTCGAAGAGCAGTTTCGACAGGACGATGCAGATTTACAGGACATCTTGAATGCTATGCGTGATGGAACGTTGAATCAACGCCATCTGTTACTCTTGAAGAGTCGTATAGGACACAAGGCAACCGATAATGTAACACGACTATATACGTTAAACGTAGATGTTGAGAATATAAATAATCAGAAGTTAGATGAACTACCAGGGGACACGCATTATTATTTGCGTACAACTCGAGGCAGTTCGTGGAACGATGCACAGATATTACAAAAGAATGTTCTAGCACCAGAGATACTGAAGTTAAAGACAAATGCAGTAGTTATGGCAGTTAAGAACGACCCAGAAGGAAGGTTTTTCAATGGCAGTATCGGAACGGTACAAGGATTTTCTAGTGACGGTTTTCCTATTGTTGATTTTGGCGATATGTACGCCTACACGGTCTACCCCGAAGAATGGGAATACAAACGTGGTGATAAGACGACAGCAGGGTTAACCCAGATACCTATAAGGTTAGCATACGCTATCACAGTACACAAGTCACAGGGAATGACACTAGACACAGCAGAGGTAGACTTGTCAAATGCTTTCGTAGAAGGTATGGGATATGTAGGTCTATCACGAGTAAGAAGTTTGAAGACATTATACCTCAAAGGTTTTAACCAGAGGGCACTAATGGTCAGTCCAGTAGCAAGAGCAATCGACACTAAGTTTAAGGAACGGAGCAAAGAGAATGAATAGGAATATCAATTTAATTGAGAAACTTTTGAAGCGTAAAGCAAGGCTTGATGATGTTGCGAAACGCAAGACTATCAAACGCAGAGCACAGAAGAAGTTTGCTAAAGCTAATAAGAAATTAAATAAGGGGACAAAATAATGACTAAAGAAGAATTAGAACTACGAGTAGAAGAACTAGAAGAAGAGGTTGCAGACCTCGAATCAGAACTTGACAATGCACGAGATGAAATCGACACACTACAAGACGAAGTAGATGGCGGTGAACAACGTGAGCAAGATGCATACGATGACGGATTCAACAAAGCGTTAGAACGCATCAAAGAATACACCGAAGAAATCGAGGTATAAAAAAAGAACACCTGGCAGGGGATACCAAGTGTTCAAAGAAAGGAGTTAAGCGTAGAGTAACGACAAAGAAATCTCTACATTGGGTATTATACCATAACTCCTTTCTAATGTCAATAGCCAACAGGTTAATAGATTGAGAATTGTAAATAGTACAACATATTATTCGCAAAAACTATTGACTTTTGAGGTCAAGTTTGATATAATACCTAGTATGAAAGGCAAAGATGGTTTTAACAATAATAGTATTAGGGATTCTAGTGATAGTATTACTAGGTTCAAGAAAGTTCATAAAGGAGTTAGACAGTGAGTAAACTATTCAAATATAATAGTAAACTTGTGGGTGTTACATTTGAAGGTCGTCAGGCTGTCATTTCAACACTCAAGGGGAACGAGCCATTACGTGTAAGACGTGAGGCTGATAATGAGTACGACCCTAACGCAGTAGCGGTAGACGTAAAGATTGGTGAAGAACTGTTACCGATTGGTTACATAGCAAAAGACAAGAATCTTGAAATTGCTAAATCACTCGATGCAGGTATTCCAGTAGAGATTAAACTGGCATCACTTACAGGTGGCAACGGTAAGAGTTTTGGTGTTAACATCGAACTACAATACCAAGAAGCACCTAAGACCGCACCAGCACCGAAGGCAGTTACCGCAGACGTTAAGCCTGTAGAGAAGCCTACGAAGGCACAGATGCAGTCAGTTCTAGCTTACTTGACTCAGGTCGTTGATGCTAGTGGTAAGAAAACAGTAGAGCCTAAGATGTACAACTCTGTACTACTAGGTCAGAACATTGCAATCGAAGAGGTTGATGGTCATAAGCGATTAGAAGGCTACCTAAGTGGTAGTAAGTTCCCAGAACAGTTCTACGCACCATTCGATGAAGAGAACATTCTTGATGCAATGGTTAAGAAGTACGATGTTAAGAAGGAAGACTTGCTTGCAATGTGGGCTGTCAACTCTGATACATCTACAAACTTTGGTAACTCGATTCACTATGCTATGGAGAACTACGACAGGAATCATGTTCTTGGCGAGAAAGTCCGTAACTATGTAAAGAAACCTACCAAAGCAAACCCAGAAGGCGTGTTGTCTGCTAATAAAGCACTCAACCGTAACCCATTCTTGCAGAAGATTGTTAACGATTTCCACGAAAAGTTCGGTGGTGATTACATCCGATTCAACGAAGAGTTCATCTGGGATAAAGGTTTGAAACTATGTGGTTCAGTTGACCGCATCAAAGTAGTAGACCTAAAGAAACGAATCATTCGTATTCAGGACTTTAAGACTGATGCAGATGTAAATGAAACTAAATACCAGCTAACAACTAGTCCATTCTACGCTTTGACACAAGGCGAGAATCCAGTTATGGGTAAGACACTGTTAGACTACCACTGGTTACAGCTTTCATTCTACGCATTCATCTTGCAACGTGCAGGTTGGACTGTTGAAGGATTAGACGTTTACTGGGTAAATGGTGAGAAATTAGCCAGCGGTGAAAACCCATGGGAAGAGTTCAGTCACGATGTGATTGATATAACACAAGTAATAGTAGGAGAAGAATAAATGAGTCAAGCATATAAAGTAGCACAGGCATTCCAAGCAACAGTAAGCAAGGAAGACAAAACGCCTAAGACAGTAGAGTTCGATGGTCACACATTTAATGCGTGGAAAGTCAAACTTGATGGTCATTCAGACAAAGGTTGGATAAATGTCAACAAGAAACCAGGTAACGAAATCGCTCCAGGTGATGAGCTATATGGAGATATTAACCAGATTGACGGTAAGTTTGGGACTTTCTATAACTTTAAGTCAGCAAGCCGTCCACTTGGCGATGCTCCAGCACCCTCACAGAGTTCTAGTGCACCCCAGGATGACTTTACGGCTAACGTAAGCACCGAACTGGTACACGATAAGTTAGATTACATTATCGGTCTGTTGGAAACAATTACAGACCCATCAAAGGCTACGCCAAGCACAGATGCTCCTGGCTTAGACGATTTGGACATCTAACATGAACCCAGAACAGACAGCAGAACTAATTGGGAAGATTATGAAAATCAACCATCAGTTGTCTGACGAGGTGTTTCTAAAATCACTTACAGGCGATGTGCTTTCATACATTGGGGTTAAACTCAGTGCTATGAAGGCATCATTGCTCGATGTTAAGGTAGATGCACATGCAGATGCAATGCGTAAAGAAACTCTTATGCAGAAGGCTAAGGGAGAAGCATTCTTACGTGCTAAAGCAGAGCACAACGCTACAACTGCAGGAGACGCTAAGTATACTGATGAAGAGTTCATAAAAGCCCAAAATGAATACACCGATGCTAAAGTTTTGTTCGAGAAACTCAAGTCAATCGTTGCTGATAGCCATGATTTAATAGACGCTATCAAGTCTCGAGTAATTGATTTGCAAGGTGCTCGTAAAGATGAACGCCTCGGGTAAGCTATACGAAGTCAATGAAGCTGGCAGGATTGTCAGGCAACAGGCAGGTCGTAAGGGCGGTAGACGCAAAGTGAAGAAGGGCTTCGCAAAAACCCTAACTAGTCAGAAAGCGAGAGAATATGTCAAAAAGCGTTGGGAAAAACGTGAGACTGATACGAACCCATCTTTTGAATAAAAACTCGTCTTTTGGATTAACGTCAGGGGCGAGATAATGAAAGTAGGGGTAAATAAGTATAAGAACAAGTTCGAGATTGTAACAGGTGAGTTCTTAACAAAGAAAAAGCTCAAGTTTGAATACGAAACGGAAAAACTAGAGTACACTATTACATCGAACTATATCCCTGATTTCATTGTCACTACGAAGTCTGGTAAGAAGATATATATTGAGACAAAGGGGAATGGACGTTCCTGGGATGGAGCAGCTAGACGGAAACTAGTTGCAGTAAAGAAGCAACATCCTGACTTAGACATACGCTTGGTATTCTGGTCTGATGGTAAGTTCGGTGCTAGTCGTAAAGACGGCACGAGACAAACCCAATCAAGCTGGGCTGAAAAGAACGGCTTTCCTTGGGCTATAAGGGAGATACCTAATGCGTGGCTACAATAGTACAATAGATGTAATGGGAGATAAGACACATGAATGGCTCAAGTTCATCCAAAAATGGAAGAAACAGAACCCACCACTCGACAACGGTTGTTACGTCTGTGGACACTGCGGAAGGTTCGTCCTCGCAGATGAGGTCACGCTCGGTCACATTTACTCCAGGTCAAGAGAACCGAGTCGTGTATTCGACCCGACTAACTTACAGCCAGAACATGCTTCGTGCAACTCGTGGAAGGGCAGCAGATATTTTGAACCCAAGTTCACTGTAGCACAGTACGAGTTTATGTACTGGATGAGTGGAATGTAAAAACCACAACATAAAATGTAAGAAAACTCTTGACTTTTTGACTCGAGTTTGATATAATACCCAGTAGAGTAGAACAGTTAGAGAGACCTCAGTATTGCCATTAGGCACACTTCGACTACACTGGGACTAATAGTTACTACAATACAAACTAACGAAAGGACGTTTATTCGTACAATCGTAAAATGGTCTAAAGCAGCAGCCATCCTAGCTACTGTCGCAGTCCTTCTAGTTGCTTATGTGTTTGTTCAAAAGGCTCACGCCCAAGAAATTAACCAAGTCAATTCGGCTTACGTTAAGTCACAGCAAGAGACTAGTAAAACTAAATCGAATCTTACCGAGTTAAAAACTCAAAAGGAACAACTGGTAACAGAAGTTCAAACGAAAGATGCGAGAATACAACAGCTCGAACAGGAAAACTCCGAGTTAAAAGAGTAAAGCAAGCTAAGTTAGAGGCAGCACAGCGTCAGACCAGAAACACAATTAGTGTGGTTGGTGCTAGTGGTAATTGTCAGGCTTGGCTTGCAGCAGTCGTTAACCCATCAGAATTAGCTAGTGCTATTGAATTACAAGGTCGTGAAAACGGTTCATGTAATCCTCAACTGTACAATCAGAGCGGTTCAGATGCGTGTGGAGTAGCCCAAGAATTACCTTGTGGTAAGTCGGGTTGTGGAATGCCACCGAATGCAGATGGTGCATGTCAAATACGCTGGATGAACTCCTATGTTATAGGACGTTACGGCTCTTGGGCTAATGCCCTTCAACACCACAATGCATTTAATTGGTATTAGTTCTATCGCTGACTTTTATAGTCTCACGATGGGGTGCGTTAAGCCCCTGCCTCCTTTCTGTCAGTGGAACAGCTATTCGAAGGTGGGTTCACATCAGGTTCGAGTCCTGACACTGGCGTATACATTCCCCCTCGAGGGATGCAGGTTTAACCAGTAAAAAGCATGTAGGTGGTTTCCATCGCTTTTCCTGTGGTTCTTTTTATCCTTTTCTCACCCAAAAAGTAAAAGGTGTTCCATATAATAGTAACTGTACGGCTGTGACAGCTGATGGTAGTCCGCTTGACGGGTCACTGCGATGAAAGCAAAACTGCCCCATATATAACATGGATGGTCACATGGGCGTGTTACTATTATATTCAGGGGGGATGGAGCAGTTGGTTAGCTCGTATGCCTCATAAGCATAAGGTCGGAGGTTCGAATCCTTCTCCCCCCACCAAGGGGCTGCAATGGTTAGACCAGGCGTAAATCCACAAGTTGGAAACCCTTGGGACGAGTGTTCGATTCACTCCAGCTCCACCAAATATAAGGGCAGGTAGCTCAGAGGTAGAGCAGAGGCTTTTGCCTTGATGCCTGAATGATTATGCCACTTGATATGTGCGTAGTCTAATAGGGTCATAGATTTATCATCTATGCAAGCGGTGGTTCGATTCCACCACTGCCCGCCAAATGTTGTAGACCCAAGAGGGAAGGACAGTCTGTAAAACTGGACTAGATGGTGCAAGTCCGTCCTACTTCACCAAATGGCTAAATCGTACAATGGTTAGTACGCTCGGTTGTCTACCGAACAATCAGAGTTCGATTCTCTGTTTAGTCGCCAAGCAAATAATAGAAGTCCGTGCTTTCGGAAACATGGTATCGTAATGTTTCTACAAAGGAAACTTGAGATGTAGGTCGCTCCTATGTCAATATAGCCGACTAACGAAGTTGGGGCTGAGACCGAGAGGAAGCACAGGCTTCTGCTATTTGCAGACGTAGGGAATTAGTGTTAGAAGCAACACATCGGATTCCAAACCCGAAGAAGTGGGGGCAGTACCTACATTCCCTGCCATACACATACCAATCAGGCGTAAGTCAGCCAAACGAGATTTCCGTAGCAGCTGTTGATGACAGTTCCGTAGAATTAACCTCGCCAATCTCCGATGTATATAATCGAAGTATCAGTGGGAGTGCGTTCCCGACTACGTTTTAACTGAACCGAGACTTAATCACTTGGTGGTTCGGACTGGGAATCCTAGTCGAACTCGTAGCAAATTGGTTGGTAGGTGCATGGTATTGTGCTTAGAACCCTCCTATAATAACGGCAGGTAGTCTCAGAGCTACACAGCGGTTTATGGAGGGGTTGTGAATAGAAAATAATGGAGAATGAATGAGTAATACTAATAAACCAGATGCTACTGAAGAGTGGCTTATCAATGAGGCAACTCAGGAAGATATAGAGAAGATAGCAAATGAATGATGTTAAGAAGTGTTGCAAGTGCAAGGGGACTTTCCATATAAGTTGCTTCACTTCTGACAGTACACGAAAAGATGGTATCCGAGTAAGGTGTAAATCCTGTGACAATGAGACAAATAGAGAATCTAAGTATAAGAGGCTCTTTGGAATCACTGTCGGTGAATATGATAAGATGCTAGAAGAACAAGGTGGCGTATGTGATATATGTAAGAAACCACCGATGGCTTACAGACTATCTGTTGACCATGACCACAAGACAGGTGCTGTGCGAGGGCTACTATGCCCACCGTGCAATCGAAGTCTTGAGAAGTACATATACTTAAAAGATAACATTAACGAATATATAAGGAAAAACTATGGCGAAAATAATCCTCTATGATTTAGAGACTAGCAGAACTAGAGTTGAGGGCTATGGAAACCGTTGGGATTTCAAAGTCGTTAAGTTCATAAAGCAGTCTGAATTGATGTGCTACTCTTGGAAAGAGTTGGGAGATAGTAAAGTAAAGTTCGTAAGTAGATATGATTTTAAGACATATCACGATTTCGTGAAGAGTTTAAGAGACTTGCTACATTCAGCCGATATAACTATCGCTCACAATGGTGGAAGTTTTGATGATAAGATGGCTAACAGGTTCTTCCTCAATGAAGGTATCTTACCTCCAAAGCCACGCAAAACCGTTGACACTAGACGTGAAGCCAAGAGGTGGTTCAGGTTCGAGTCAAACTCCTTGGATGACCTTGGGTTCTTTCTTGGACTTGGTAGGAAAGAAAACATAGGATACGCAGACCTAGAAGATGATTTTATGTCAGGCAATCCTAGTAAGAGAACAGTCAAGTTACTCAAGAAGTATAACGACCAAGACGTTAATCTACTAGAAAAGATTTACCTAAAGATGCGTCCATTCATGGCTAGTCACCCGAACATGGGAGACCTTAACCAAATTGACGGTGTATGTCCTAAGTGTTTAAGTGCAGACTTGAAACTAGAAGGTACACACGCAAGACGTGGTGGAAGAGTTCAGTCATTCAGTTGTAATAACTGTGGTGGTTGGTGCAATGATAACAGTATTGTAAAACCAAATGGAAGGAAGGTCAACGGTGTCTAGTCCAGCAGAGCAAGGAAGAGAAGTATGGGTTCAACCAGTTCTCGAAGGAATGTCGGAAAGGGAAATCCTAGAGGGATTCAACCCTGACCAACTAATCGAATATCGAGGGTTTCTATTAGAGAAATACTCAGATTTAGAGAAAGCGATACACATGACTAACGATGTACTCGATGGTTACGGTGTGAAATATGGAGGGGATAATATAACTTTAGGGGAGAATTAGATGGCAAAAGAGTTTAGTGTTGAGTGGCTACGAGAAGAGATAGCGAAGCTCAACGAGGAAGACAAAAAGTTCGTTCTAGCTAAACTCGTGCCATCTATTTTTGTCACTCAAGGAGATAGAGTTGACACGTTTGCACTTGAAGCTAACGGTAAGTGGTCTAAGGACAAGTATCCTCGTGAATTATTACCAGCTGTCAGAGCATATAAAACGGCACTAATAAAAGAACTCCGAGAGGCAGAATACTACATCCAGTATCTACAGAGCGAATGCTACCCTCTAGGCAAGATAACAGTTAAAGTAACCTATGAGGAAAAAGATGATAAGGATATATAAAACACCTACTTGCGTTTATTGCAAGTCAGTAGCGAAACTATTCGACATGAAGGGTGTCAAGTACGAACTTGTTGACGTAAGCGAAGACCCGAAGCTACGCCAGGAAGTAATAGAAAAATCGGGTGCAATGACAGTACCAGTAACGGTTAAGGGAGATTGGGAAGAGTTCGTTATCGGATGGCAACCAGCTAAGTTACTAGCACTAATATAAGGAGTTAAGATGGAAGTTAAGTCAATAGTAATATGCAAGAATGCAGACCTCGGATACGTTGCAAGCCTACGGTTTGAAGACAGCGAACGAGATTGTGATATTGCACATACCGACAAAGATAAGCTATACAAAATGATTAACTACACAGTTAGAAGGGGTGGACATGTCAGCTAACAACGTTTGGATTGTAAAAGAGCACAAGGGAAAGTTTTACGGCTGGGACGAAATGGCAGAAATGAACATGGATGATGCACAAGATGGCTATAGGCTATTGAACTACGCATCTGCTATGGTCGAAGAAGAAACCATGGACGCAGCAGTTAAGAAACTTGAAGAGCGTGGCTACTTAGGATATGCCGAATATGGCGTTGATACAAGCGGTCACTTACCAAAAGACGGAACACCAATTAAGTTTGTAGAATAGGGGAAATATGAAGATTATACTAACAATTCGTGAAGAAGTGACTCATATACGTTATGACACCCGAAAAGACGTAACTCAGATTACCACCAGGGGCGAGATAAGCAATCATGGGGTATGTAGAGTATCGTATCGTAAGGATGAATACAACGAGTTCGAGTTTGATGGCAAAGAAGACTTTAGAGATAAGTTCAAGCCTTGTGTAGAACGAGATTTACTAAGATTTTTAGGAGTTAAATAATGGAAATTGCAATTTTAGTTACACTAATTGTTGGATTTATTATTACATGGATTGCATGTAGTAAGCCAGCAACAATCGAGGAGATGAACCCAGGTTCAGTATACCCGATTCGAAACGACTACGAGAAAGAATCTCTCAAAATAGAGAACTACACACTACGCAGGAAGTTCTACGATATAGAGCAGGAGCTTAGATACTACAAAACTCGAAAAGAGGGATGGGATATAGAAGCACTACGAAGGATTCTCGAACGACCAGTTGAAGTTAATGTAGACGTAAAGGTAGAACTCGATGAAACAAATTGCAAAAGTTCTCGTAGGTAGTAGACTGCATGGCTTACATACTCCTACTAGCGATTATGATTACCGTGGTATTCATATTCATACACTCGAGGAGAAGCTATCACCGTTTAGGACTCTCAAAAACACTACCTGGATTGAGGGAGACGAAGACAACACAAGTTATGAACTTGCCGATTTCTGCAAACAAGCTGTCCATGGTAATGCCACCATCCTTGAGGTATTCTTTAGCGATACTATCTACGAGACGAGTGCAGTCCACAAAGAGCTACGAGAGAATTGGAAGAAGTTTATTGATACGAAACGCTTCGTGGCTGCCTCCAGGGGATATGCTCATAACCAATGGAACAAGTTCTATAATTTTGAGGACGCAGGAACCCTCGGACAGCAAAGAACAGCTAAGTTCGCAGTAGCATTCTTACGTGTCATGTGGCAGTGTGAACAATTCTTACTTACTGGTGAGTTTAAGTGTAACCTTGAAGAAGCAGACATTTACCCACTACTGAAGAAGATTAAGCCAATGAGTCTTGAAGAGATTCGACCAATGACTCCTGAAATTGTAGCAGCTATGGATGAAATGTCCAGGCGTGTAGCGGTTGCAGAGTCAACGAGTAAGTTTATGGATATGAAGCCAGACCTAGTTTGGATTGAAGATTTCATTTACAGAGCATACACTGAAGAGTTACAAGAATATAAATGGAAGTATGAGGATTTAAGTGAGTAAAACGGCAGCGTTCCCTAAGATTTTACATATTGGGGATAAACAAATCCTTGACCTTTTCGAAGGTGAGGTGGAGATTACAGAGAAGCTAGACGGTTCTCAGTTCTCCTTTGGTAAAATAGATGGTGAAGTTGTCACTCGTTCTAAGGGACGTGAGTTCGATGAACCAGATAAGCTATTCCGTCCAGTATGGGAATATGTACAGTCGATAGCTGATAGGTTGCCAGAAGGTATATTCTTCTACGGTGAAACACTAGGCACACCAAGGCATTCGACACTGGCATACGACAGGACACCTAAAAACTTCTTTGCAATGTTTGGTGTTTATGTTGCGGAGACACGTGAGTATCTAAACTACGATAGTATCGTGGAATGGAGCGAAAAACTTGACGTTGACCCAGTTCCGTTATTGTTCAGAGGTGAGATAAGTCAGGCGAAAATCCTAGACTTTGTTGACGATACAGTTAGCTACCTCGGTGGACAGAAAATAGAAGGGGTGGTCGTAAAGGCTTACAAACCTTGGCTATTCCTAGGACAGATTCCGTTGAATGTCATGGCAGGTAAATATGTTACCGAAGCATTTAAGGAAGTACACACTAAGGATTGGTCTAAACTCAACACTGGAAAAGGTAAGTTTGATGTCTTGAAAGAGAACTATCGTACTGAAGCACGATGGAACAAGGCAATTCAACACCTAGAAGAACGTGGGGAGTTGACAGGTACACCGAAAGATATAGGTGCTCTACTCAAAGAAGTCTACACAGACATCGAAGAGGAAGAGAAAGAGAATATCAAAGACCAACTTTATGCCATCTATAAGGGTGACATAATGAAATACGCCACATTTGGTCTAGCACAGTGGTATAAAGAGAAATTAGTTAAGGGAGAAGATAATGAAGACATTTAATAGAATCACTACAGAACACCTGTATGATAAGATACACGCAGCTGCAAATAAAGCAGCACCATTGTTCACACTTTATGGTTGGACTTACGGTAAGGGATTCATTCCAACAAACAACGAACTAGTCGAGACTATAACAAGTCTAGCAGAACACGCACTCGAAGGTTTCTACCGTTCAGAAGAACAGTACCGAAGCTCAGAAGTAGGTTCTGGACGATTCAGTGTTAAGGTTCACGAGTTCGAAGATGAAGTACAAGTAAGAATAGTATTAGACCTGGAGGAAAAATCATGGTTCAAAGCGTAGAACAAGTATTAGAAGAGCGTGGTACACGTTATGGAGTATTTATGGGACAAGCACAGATAGCACAGTCAATTCACATTGTACTGGAGCAGGGAATGAAACTAAGCGGTAAGAATCGCTTTAGCTTCTCACCAGACCAGCTTGAAGCAATCAATATGATTGTCAACAAGATTGGGCGTATCTACAACGGAGACCCGAACTACTCTGATTCATGGAGGGATATAGCAGGTTATGCGACACTAGTTGCTGACAGACTCGATAACGACTCACAAAAACTAATCGAGGCAGAAAAAAATGAGCGAGATACAAGAGATGCTGGACAATATAGAGGCAGCCATGAAGGACAAGAAGTTAACACCGAAGCAGCAAGTGAAGGTTCTGGAGACGATAATCGACCCACAGGACAGCCTCAACTGCGAAGGTTGCCAGTAAGGTTGCAGGTACAAGATGGAAATCATATCTCGACCTCAGAAACCCAACCTGGAGTACCAGTATCACCAAGAGGGTGATGTAACAGTCAAATCACTAACTGCAGAATCTGAGCAACTTTGGTCTAACTATTTAAGAGAAGACCATTTTGCTCGGGCTGCTATCTATAGGAGTATACATGCAGACAAAGAAAAAGTTCCCACTACCTAACGTAGTTTATAGTATCGCCAGTAAAGGGGCAGGGTGGTTTCACTATCCTTTCAACACTGGTGAGAACAAGAGGAAATTAGAAGAGTTAAGAAAGGGATTAGATGAGTCAAGCGACACTAACTGAGACAACTCAGGAACGACAAGTCGCACAAGGTCGTCCTAAACTATTAGCCTTACGTGGTCTACCAGGTTCTGGTAAAACTACATACGCTAAGGAATTAGTTAATAAAGGGTGGGTTCGTGTGAACAAAGATGACTTACGAGCTATGTTGAACAACAGCAAGTTTAGTAAGGATAACGAATCGTATATTATATCACTACGAGATGAGATTATTATTTCATCACTAGTCCAGGGCAAGAACGTTGTTGTTGATGACACCAACTTAGACCCTAAACATTTGATAGCCTTCGAATCTATTGCAGGAGAGTTCCTGTCAGACTTCGAAATTAGGTTCTTTGATGTTGATGTTACAGAATGTATTAAACGCAATGCACTACGTGAGAAACCAGTTCCAGAAAAGGTTATCTACACTATGTATGAGCGATACATTAAACCACCACAGCAAGTTATTACATACGATGATAGCAAAGAAGAATGTATCATTGTTGATATTGACGGAACACTAGCACATATCGCAGATGGTCGCAGTCCTTATGACGCAAGCCGAGCTATGAACGATTCACTAGACGATGCAGTATCAGTAATCACAGCTATGATGTACAACCACGGATACAAAGTTATAATCCTTACAGGTCGTAACGAAGAGCACCGTGAAGTAACCGAACAGTGGTTAGAAGCGAATAATGTCCAATATGATGAGCTTTACACTCGCATGAACAGTGATGTTGATGAGAACGGTAAACTACTCGAGGACTCAATAGTAAAAGAACGACTGTTCCGCACACATGTAGAACCACGATTCAATGTCAAGTTTGTACTTGATGACCGAAACCGTGTAGTAAATATGTGGAGAAGGATTGGTCTTAAATGTCTGCAAGTAGCAGAGGGGAACTTTTAATGAAAGTATTAGCAGGATTTATAGCAACACTAGTAGTATTATGGGGACTATTCTGGGTTCTACCTAGTTTGCGAATTGAAACGTCAAATCAGAACGTATCTGGTATCGTGTATAATGTAAAGAATGATGGGTTCATCAGTGGTAACACAACGTTTAGCGTTCGTGCTGCAGTTGATACAGTAGTCACAGCCGAGAATGAAAGTTCTTACTGCCTACCAGGTAACTCACCATACAAAGCACTAGTAAACGAAGCAGCAGAAAACAAGGAAATCAAATTAGTTATCAAGACTGAGAAGATGTTCTATGTTGAATCAGCTCCTTGGGCTTGTGCAGATAACGTTACGGTAACACGAGTAAAATAATGTCAAAAAACCTATTCGTAGGTGACATTCATACTAAGACATGGATTATAGAGTCGGTTAGGAAGCTAATCGACAACTATGATTTCATAACATTTTGTGGGGACTACGCAGATAACTGGAACACTTCACCTCTCTTTTCACTAGAAGCATGGAAGGCGTTGAAGGCATTCCAGGATGAGTACCCTACAAAGGTGGGAATTGTCATCGGAAACCATGACTATGCGTATATCAGAAGTGATGTCGCAGGACGTTCATCGGGGTTCAACTGGACTACTCAAACACTACTCAATGCACCTGAGAATAGGGAACTGAAGGATTGGCTATCTAGCCGTCCAGTATCTATTGAAGTTGATGGCTATACAGCATCACATGCAGGTTACGTTGAAGAGTTTAAGGAAACAGATGACCTGTGGAGCGATTTGAGTCCTATATGGGTTCGACCTGACTATCCAGTTAGGTATATTAAGAAGCAGATTATCGGTCATACACCGCAGACAACTTGTAAAGAGAAGTTCAAAGATGTTTGGTTTATTGATACCTTTTCAGAGTATCAGGATAATACACCTATCGGAGACCACACTGCACTAGAGATGGACTATGATGGTGTTACTGGCGAGACCGTATTCGGAAAGGTTCACATAGATGGCTACAAGCAAACTAAGCGAATCTCTGAAGAAGAGGGATAAGTATGGTGCTGTACTAAAGTCAGGTGATATATGTGTTTGGGGTAGTAAGGCAGGTGCAATTATTTGTATCTACGCTGGAACTGCCCCAGGCGGTATGACTGGTAGATATGGTTCATTCCATACACCAGTAGGACTGAAGAGTATAGCATACAAGAATATCGTGGTAGCTTATGACTCTATGGGTCAACGAGTAATCAACCATGATATAACTAAACGACTAATGAGAGAGTTTTATGGATAAACAATACACAACAGATTGGCTAACACCGTTTCTATGGATGTGGGATAAACTACTTACACCACTAGAAGATGGCGGTAACGTGCTAGAGGTTGGTACATACGAAGGACGAGCAGCTTGTCACTTACTATATGCCTACCCAGACATCCACATTGATATTATCGACAACTTTGTTGATACATACAATGAGGGTTTTGAAGCTAAGTTTGATTCAAACATTGCAGAATACGAAGGACGATTCACTAAGATTACTGGCGACAGCAAAGAAGTGCTTCCTCGATTACTGGCAGAAGGAAAGAAATATAAGTTCATCTACATTGATGCAGACCACAGCTACGAAGGTGTTAAACCAGACATCGAAGCGTGTTGGGAAATGCTAGAAGAGGGTGGCTTAATGTTCCTAGATGATTATAATGACCATCTACGAGAGAACCCATTTAAGTTTGGCGTTGACAGTGCAGTTAACGAGTTCTTCTTTTATAGGAATGACTTCAAGATAGAGTCCAACGTACATTCTGATTATCAGTTTTACGTTAGGAAGCAAAGTGAGTAATTACACCAAGAACTGGTTTGATGTACGTGGTTTGAAAACCTGGGATAAACTACTCAAGAAACGTAAGATTTACAACGCTTTAGAGATTGGCTGTTATGAAGGTAGAGCATCCGTGTTCCTACTAGAAAAGTTCCCAGATATGGAACTAACAGTCATTGACAGGTTCTTTGATGATGTTTCGACAGCACCAGACTACGCAGGTTACGAAGAGAACTACGAGCAACGATTTGATGAGAACACTGAGCAATACAAGTCACGACTTACTAAGTTTAAGGGTGATTCGTTAGATTGGTTAGCACATCTCATTCTGAAAGATGCTAAGTTCGATTTCATTTATGTTGACGGAGACCACCGAACGTTCCCCTCAGCACGTGATTGTATCATGGTGTGGGATATGTTAAAACCAGGTGGCATGATGGTCATAGATGATTTCGATGAAATACCTGAAGTTAACTACGCAGCAAACTTGTTTATGAATCTACTAGATGATGATACCTATACTTCGAAGGTAACGAAAGATGGTGAACAGTTAGTAATAGAAAGGATTTAGTATGACTAAAGTAGGAATCTTTTATGAGAATCCATTTAGAGCAGGTGGAACTGAGACTTGGATTCTTAATATCTGCCTGGTATACAAAGACAAGTATGATATTACTATCTATTACCCAGACAATTTACATATTGGTGAAAATGTTGCCAAGGGAGCGTATGACCGTCTTGCACAGATGGTTAAGCTAGTTCCATTATCTACGGAGCATGTCAAAGTAGACGTTGCGATATTCGCATTCGATTACTTTCACCTATCGTTGGTTGAAGCAACTAAGAAGGTTTTATTCATTCACCCAGGAAATGGTCATGGCACTCACCCTAGAAAACCAGAAGCATATTCTGATTTCGATGAGGTTGTAGGTGTTAGTCAATATACAGTTGACAAGATGGCAAAGTGGTGTCCTGGACTAAAGGTAACTAGAGTATACAATCCAGTCCCAGAGCAAGAGTTACGATTCATTTCGTTGTCTCGAGCTGCTAAGGATAAAGGCTGGACACGTATGAAGAAACTAGCAGTAGCACTACATAAACGTGGTGTGAAGTTCCGATGGGATGTTTACACTGACTATCAAGGTGTAATCAAATCGCCATACATGAACTTTTGCAAGCCTACGATACATGTACTTGACAAACTACGAGAAGCAGACTTCTTAGTACAGATGTCAGACTATGAGTCGTTCGGTTACTCGATGGTGGAAGGGTTACAATACTCGAAGCTAATCATAACCGATATAGAGATACTTCCAGAAATGGGCGTAAATAAAAACAACGCTGTAATAGTTCCGCTAAAGAAAGCAAACTACGACAACGTTGTTGATGACATATTATCTAGGACGTACAAACCACCACAAACAGATTATGCTGTGATATTTGGTGAACCGTCCAAGGTTAAAGAGTCAGATAGAATTAAAGTAAAGAATACAACAGACCAAGACCATCTCATTGCAGACCAGGATTACTGGGTTGAAGAGAAGGCAACTACGTTTGTTTATGAAACTAAAGACGCTCGAGATTTAATTGAGCGTGGAATACTAAAGGAGTTATAATGACTAAACCAGGATACCGAGAACACTATAATGTTCAACAAGATTTAGTAGCAGAGAATGTTTTAGACGAGAATGAAAACCCAACTGGCGGTAACGTTGTTGGAGTTGGTCTAAAGATTGAATGGCAAAGTGAACCTCGTGCTACAGGAGAGTTCAACGCAGATGGCTCACCAGTGTTGAAAGCACCTAATGGAGCATTTGTAGAAGATGCACTATGGGCTGCCCTACAGCGACTTGAGTTCTTTAACGAAACTAAGTATCGTGACCGTGGGAACAGCCTAGCAATTACACATATTGAACAAGCACTACAAGCGTTGAAAGACCGACAGCTGCAGCGTTCATATCGTGGAGTTGAGGGAGCACACAAAGTATAATGAAGAACATCACAACTGATGACTTTCGATTCGGTATGTTCTGTTCTATCACTGCAATCACTGTAGTTGCCCTAGCGATAATTGGTGCTGTAGTATTAGACTCTAAGAACAACCACAACTTTGATATGGCTTGTGTGAATAGCGGTAAGAAGCTAACATACATAACAGTCGAAGGTGATGACTACTCAAGAAAAGTCTGCCAATAAAAAAAAGACCTCCGTAATGGGGGTCTTTTTATTTGCCTTAATTTAGAATGGCAATAGTCCTTTAACTGGCGTAGCAGGATTCTCGTGAATCGAACGGTCAATAGATTTAAGCACTAATAGAATAGTACCACCTAATGAACCACCGAGACTCGGATTATCCGTGAACACAGTAATAAGAACTGCTGGGATTGCGAAGACTAATAGTCTTGCAGCTTCCAGTAGAGCTTTCTTTAGAACCTTAGAGTTCATAGTTGTCTCCTTGTTTAATACCCCAAGTTCCGTATCTCGCCCCTGATGTTGGTCAGGATTAGGCGTTTCTGGTAGTGGAGGTGATAATGTATCAACCTCAACATTTTCAGGGGTGTCATTTAGACTTTCTTCTTGAGGTGCTTCAGAGGTAATCTCCGCAGTACCGAAGTAAACGACTTTATTTTTGGGGTGAGTGGTTTTATCGCTAACGATTTGACCATCTACCCGAGTAATAATGCGTACGCCATCTACACCATCTTCAACAACAATCTCTTCACCTTCGGGTTTTCCACTGTCAGGGATTCGAGTTGTTTCAAATGGGATAACTTGTTTTTCAACGTCTTCCATTATTTTTCTACCCAATACTTAGAGAAGAACTGTCCAATTCTGCGTAGTAACGTATCACCAGCAGCCTTATCACTGTTCTCTTGCTCTATCAGTCTTGTATTCTCAGCAGCAAGTTCTGCAGCCTTTTTCTCAGCTGCTTCTTTCAACGCCACTGATTCAGTAGCAGTTTTCCTGGCAGCTTCTAGTGCTTTGTTGGCTTCAACCAATTTGGCATTAGTAGCATCCACTTGTGCTGCTTTTGTAATCAAGTTAGGCAATCGCTTTTCAATCCAGTTTTTACCTTCACCTGAGTTGTAGAGTTGCCAGATTTTCTCATTAGTTTCGGCATTCAAGTGGTTAGCATTTAAGTCACCATCTGTGAAACCACCTAGAGCGTTCGGTGAGCCATCTGCTCCGTTACGTCCTAAGATGCCGTATGTCAGAATCCTTGCAATTCCGAGGTCTGTTTTGCTCATATCATCATCCTTTATATAGTTATCTAAGTTCACAAATTGCTGACCCTGTGAATAAGGTCTTGTGTTTTTTGTAGTGTGCAAAGCCTGACGACCATTTGATTCGTAGTTTGCTTCACCTGCTAGGTCAACCCAGATGTGCCCGTAATGAACACCATCTATGAATCCCATATCACGGTTAACAACAATCGTTAGCCATCCTTGACCATTCCTTGCGATACCCTGGCGTAGCAAAGTATCATCGACACTAATTGCATTACCTCGAGCAGCGTATGGGTTTGGTACACCGAGAAAGTCCAAAAGAACTTTAATCAGAGTCACACACTGACCACTCAAATCTTGATAAGGGGCAGGGTGTTGTGGGACACCTCCAACCTGACTATTCAAGAAATCTCTAACCTCTTGTTTAGTCCTAGCCATTATCAAGCTCCTGTAGTTGATTTTCGATAACCGTAGTTTCTGGTATGTATGCAGCTAGTGCAGCCTTACTAATTTCTGGTTGTTTCTCGTCTGTCATTCTATTCTCCTTATGATTTAACCGAATATGCCGTTAAAAGCGTATGCTGTCAGCAAAGCTAATACAGCACCAAAGACTGCAGAAAGTGTGTTCTGAATCCATGTCTTTTTCTTCAGCGACTTAACATCTTCCTTTATATCTTCAATCTCGCTATAGATAGCTTCATGTTCCATTTTTGCCTGTTGCTTTGCAGCCTCAATATCTTTATGAGTAGCAAAGTTATGAGACATTATTTCTAACTTGTCTCCAAGTTCTTTGAAGCCTTCACGACTTGCCTTTTCTAGTTCCCCGACCCTGTAGGCAAGGACAGCAGGGCTATCCTCACCCATCTGAGGGTTGACGTTTACTATAGGTTGATTGTTTGTTTTATTGCTAGACATTATTCCTCATCCAATGCATCATCTATTTTACCTTGTACATCAATGAATAACTTAGAAGTCATTTCATCTTGTAGCTCTGGGGGAAGTTCTTTATGCTTTTTGAAGTAACTCTGGACGGCAGTAGTTGCCTTCGCATTGTAATCATCTCCAAGCCTTTGAGCCTTCTTAATATTGCCATCTCGAATTGCCTCTTTGATTTTATCAAGGGTATCATTCTTACCTGTTACCTTTTTAGTTGCAGCGTAGTAATCATAGAACTCTTGTTGTGTCGCACGAGGTAAGTCTTCGAATGTAACATCGCCAGAACCTTCTTTTGAACCAAGTCTCATTTCGCTATCAGTCAGGGTCGGAAAACCGTCCTTTATCCATTGACGACCAGCGTCCGTAGAATACTGACCGAATAGTGATGCCTTGAGTTGGTCATCTATACCCATATCTTGTAAGTAGCGAACCTTACCTTGAGGGTTTTTGCTGACACCAGACGTAGTGGTTTGAATACCTTCTACAGTCTTTTTGATTTGTGTACCAGCAGGGACAATCTGTGACCAGTTATCCTGTAGGAACTCATCCATCTTACCAGACTTGACCGCATCGAGCAGACCAATCTTACCCTTGCCGTTTCCAGCGAATAGTGAGACTAGTGGTGAACGATATAGCGATTCTCCAGCAGTAGATTCAGGGTTAACAATACTTGCAACCTGGTCGTAGAATGGAATCCATTCCTTTTCGTTAAACCCGATTACTGGCTTCAGAGCTTCTGTGAAGAGAGCTGCAGTAGTACCAGCTGCGAGTAAGTTACCAGCTTGTTTTGCATTGATTCCGTAAGTGCCATCTGATTTCTTAACCAGTTTAACACCGAGTTCTGCAAGCATTTCAGCTTGTTTGAGTGAGAAGGTAGCCAACTGTGTAAGCGAACGAACACCTGCACCGTTTAACTTAACTGGCATATCTGCAGCTGAAGTAATGAACTGAGTATCTGCAACCTTACCGATTGCAAAGTCCTTAGCAAACTTCTCTGCTTTAGCACCCTTTAAGCCTTTAGCTAGAGCCTCTTCAAGACCCATATCCTTAGCACCCCAATATGCTTGAGCACGTAATGAAACATCAGTTCCACGAATCATACTCATCATAAAGTTAGCACCCTTTTCACCGATATTCTGAGCTTTATTCAAGCGTCCTAATTCAGAGTCAAGGTCTACTTGGAAGTGGCGACTAATACCACCATCGAAGATACCAGAGGAAATCATTTCTTTCCATTCTGGGGAGTCAGCACCAGCTGCGAATGCTCGAGTTGCCTTGATAGCACCTCTTGTTGCATTTTTTACACCAATACCAGCAACCGTGTTCACAACCTGAGTCATATTACGAATTGCAGTACCTGGGTTTAATCCCATGGTTGCTACAGCTGAAATCATGCGTTGAGCACCTAGCGTCTGACGGTAGTGATTACCACCAGTAGCTTTTCCAGCTTTACCTAATGCAGCGTCAACAATACCGTTGAATGCTTTTTCAGCACCGCTAGGTTCTGTAATACCCTTGAGATTCTCAATGTATCCATCTACCCAGTCACCAACAGCTTTTGAAGCGTCAGTCTGCATTTTAATATCTTCTAATGGTTTAAGAGCAGGTTCGAGCAACGTTTTACGGTTGTAGCCTCGAGAGTATGCAGCCATAACTTCAACGATGTCCCTATTATAGTCACCACCTTCTTCAAGACGGTGCTTCAAGTTACCAAAGTTAATGTCGGCTGTAGTCTTACCCTTAAACAGTCTTTTTACATTCGGGTCATTTTTGTTAAATAAGTGAGGGAAGTAATCATCAAGAGTTTTATAACCAAGGTCATTCAACCCAGCTTTCTTCGTGTCGAAGAACTCTCTTACTAACCCTGCAGTTTCCTCATCGAAACCACTAAGTGTGGAACGCTTACCTTCGATAAAGTCGATTATTTGGCTTGCTTGTTCCTTACCTTTGATACGACTAGAAATCTTAGAGATTGTACTAATATCAGCTTTGTTAGCCTGGTTAACTGCAGATTCTGCACGGATAATACCAGAGAAGATTTCATCGCTACCTGTTAGGGCTTTGATGTTCTTGCTTGGACTTGTAAAGTTTAGCATTGCTTCTCGAACACCACCGATGTTTTTAACATCAACTATGTCCTTAGTCTCATCCATAACCTTTGACTGGTAAGCCTGACGTACATCTGGTTCAGCGTCTACAACCTTTTCGGGTCGAGGTGAACTTGATACGTCATCCACGATAGCCTCTGGGTCGTTAAACCTTTTAGCAGTATCGAGGTTACTAGCCATAGCATTACGCCTAGCCATAAACTCAGCTTCATCAACACTTCGGAAGTTATCAGGAGCACTTTCCATCAAGAGATTACTCTGACGTACGATTTCCTGTTCCTTAGTATCAAGGTGTTCTTGAATACGAGTCATCTTCTCAACTTGTGGTTGGTCGATTTCGTACTTTTGCTGTAGTTCATCTAGGTCTGCTTGATACTTTTCATCAAGTTTAGCATACTCAATTTCTTGTCGAGGAGCTGGCATGTCTGCAATTTCTTGCTCACGTAGCTTGTATGCTTCATCCATCTGTAAGTGATGCGAGTTCAGCTTATCCTTAGTCATAAGACCACTGAGTTGCTGGTCTACAACACCCTTATCATCAAGAAGCTCTTTTGCAGCACTCTTCATTTCTACTGGGAAGTTCTCATGTGTAGCGACATCTACTGCAGCTTTCACTGGAGTATTTTGTGTAGTAGGTAATTCAACCTGACCACTATCGAACTCATTAAGAATCTTTTGTGCCTCAGCAGGGTCGTTTGGTAAACCGTTGTTCTCGAACTGTGCTCGAGAGTCTTGACGTTCCAGTGTGAATCCACGTTCTGCATCATTTTCTAATGCTAGTTTACGCTCATCTTGCAGGGCAGTCCATTTAGCTTTCGCTTCATCTGGAGTTAAACCTGCAGCACCTTCTGTCTGTATCTTCTGAATCTCTGCATCAACTTGTTCTAGTGGTCGAGCGTTATCACCAGCACCTAATAGCTTTTGACCATTAGAGGCAGGAGCACTACCATCATCCGTAAGACCAATCATACGATTGCCTTGGATTTGGTCGAACTCAGCTTTTCTACCAGCTTGGTCAGCTGCAGTGGCTTCAGCGTCTAGTGCATTTATCTTTGCTTCGGTATCTAGCTCTTTAGCTAGTTTATCTACACCAGGTAGGTCATCAGCGACTGTACCAGCCTTTGCTGCTACATCGTCTGCGACAGCTCCAGCTTTCCCAGCCTTCTTAGCTATAGCACCACCAGTTGCTCCACCGAGTCCACCAGCGACTGCTCCACCAAAGATTGCACCTTTTGTAGCACCTTCTAGGATGTTTTCGTCTCTAGCCCCTGCAGATGCAGCACCACTGGCAGCACCAAATGTAGCACCTTCTGCAGCAGCGATAGCAGCACGTTTTGCTACTTCTTTAGCAGCTTGTTTACCACCAGCCTTTACAGCTTGAGTAATAGCTTGCTTACCACCTGCTTTGACAGCAGTACCAGAACCAAGCGTTGCAACGTTCAAGAATGTAGAGGCAGCTGCGAATGCAGTTTTCTTAGCGTCTACTGCTTGTGCTTCGTCAAACTCTTTTTGGTGGTTTTTCTTTTGTTCATCAAAGTTAGTTGTCTCTTTGTAGTGTGCTTCTTCTTTATCTTTAGCAGCTCTTAATGCAGCAATTTTGTCAAGGTCTTCCTTAGACATCTGGGCTTCATCAGCACCACCATCTGGAGTAACCTTTCCTGCATCTTGATACTTACCATAGATATTGATAATCTCTTTGTTGTATTTATTAGAGATGTTATTAGCACCCTCTTGCAACTTGAAATCTTCATTAGCAGCAACTGAACCTTCAATAGTATCTTTAATACCAGTGAATGCGTTAACTGCATCCACGTTTACGG